TACCAGCCAGCGACCTTGTGAGTCAACTTGCTGTTGGTCAAGCAAACGCTTCATACGAGCAATAATCATTGCAGGAGAAACAGTTGCAGTTGGCAACGACGTAGCACCGGGCATACGTGCAGTCACAGGAATTGAGTGAGTGCCAGCAGAGGTAGTAGTAATGTTACCAAAGTCACCTTTATGCAGTTGCATAGATGCAAGCAATTCATTAGAACCTGCAGTGCTTACGGCTTTACTACCATTAACAGTGGTGTTAAGTGTGTCAGCTTTGCTATGCAAAGAGGACTGCTTGTAACCAGCCATGTAGCCAAGAACTTCTTGGTCATGGTTATCTGCCAAACGATATGCTGCACGATTACTTGCAAGGTCCATGAAATTAACATGGCTGTGTGCCTCTTCAATATCGTCCATTTTAAAAGCAAAGTAATTAGCTTTGTCAATGACCAATGAAAAATCGGCATCCTCTAAATCTTGCGCTGTGACATTTGTGCCACGTGCATATTCACTTACAGAGATTTCTGGTTCTTTGATGATCTTGACGGTATCGCCTTGACCTGAGATTTCTCCCATGTAGTCGGAGTTAGTAATGTCACCAACAACGGTTGACTTGCGGAATGCAAGCTGTACCTGTTTGCTGTAAATGACTGGGCTAAAATTACCATTAGGTAGATTTCCATAACCCGTAGCTGTCGTAAATGCCATTGTATTATCCTTTGCATTAAGACACAGATACAAACTTAAATGTAATTAATGAGGCTAAGTCTAGTGGGTAACGTCAGTGTAAAAAGTTGGCCGACCTTTTACACAACGGGCCAATGTCTTTAGGTAGTCGCTAGAACTATTCATGTTTGTGAGGGGGTTTAACGCAGGTAGACCAAATAAGTAAGGGGCTGCGTTAAACCTATTGTATATAGTTATATTCTTTATTAAAGACTTGTCAAGCCCTTTTATCGTGCGCTGCCAGAAATATCGTAAATAAATTCACCTTTTCTGATAGCATCCATAATTTCGTCTTGGTGGTTTTCGTATTGTTTAACACTCATCTTATTAACACGTGACTCAGACATCTTTGTATTGTTAGCTGTGGCGTCTGGTTGACCACGTGTGTTACGAGTATTAACTGACTTAGCAGCATCTTTGTTGTTGCTAGGTTTCTTTGTCTTGATATTCATGTCACCTTTGTACAGGTCAATAGCACGTGCAGCGGAACGGGCATCAGCATCATTTTCATACAGAGCGTCTTGTACCCACTTAGGTTGTTCCTCTGCCCAATCGTGAAACTGATCACTGTCACGTATCTCACCAAAGTCAGGGTGAATACGTAGTAGTTCTACTTCCGCTTTCTCACGTGTAGCAGACTCACGCATATCATCAATTTCTTTTACCTTGTCCTGTAGTCCAGCCTGTTGTTCACGTGCTTTTTTAATTGCAATGGTTTCAACAATAGCAGCTACATCAGGGTACTGACTTGCCCAAGCATCAATGTCTTCATCAGACTTAGGCAGTTTAATCTCTTGTTCTGTACTTTGTTTAAGCTGACCTTCTAGTGCATTAATACGTGCCTCAAGGTCTGTCTTTGCTTTCTGTGATCCTCGCCGCAGATCAGCGTAGCGTTTCTTGTAACTTTTTTCTTCAGCACCCTCTGGCTCTGCATCTTCTTTTGCTTGTACTTCAGCTTCCTTTTCAGCACCCTCACGCTCGGCTAACATTTCACGTAGTTCTTCTTCATCTTTTTCTATACGTTCATGCACCCTACTCTTACGTTGCATCATCATAGACTTAGGGGCTTCTTGTACTTCTACTATTTCGTTTTCCATTATAGTTCCTGTTTACTGGGGCCACCGTAGCCTGTGTTGCAGGGGAGTGGGTAGGCCAGTTCTAAGTAGCTGGTTTACGTGCAGCTAGACCACGTTTAGTTTTAGGCTCTAAGATTGAACCTAGCTCAGTCAAGTCTGGACCTAGTACCTTTGCTAAAACAACACCTAGAGGTGAGGTTTGTAAAGAAGCTAGTGTAGACTTTTCCTCATCAGATAATTCAATAACACGTTCACGTACCTCATCAAAGAACTCTGCATATGTATATGTATCTTCTTCCATTTATTTGCCTATCTTTTCTTTTATGATACCAGCAATGTACACTAATGGATGTACAAATTTACACCAGACATTACCTATTAGGTTATCTTTAGCTTTACCTTTAGTTAATATGTAACGTAAATGTTCTGTTCTATGTTTTGCTAATGCTGCACCTAACTTAGTTAGTATAGAACTATTCTTCATACCTCTAACGTATGGTTTGAATAACCAATGATAACCCACTTGGTGGTAAGGTGTCAAGTGCTTTTCTTGATATACATGCCAAATTTTCATAGTGTGTTGCCAATCTACCAGTTGTGTTTGACGATACATTTCAGTGCAAACAATTTTAGTATCTTCTTTTTCTCCACCGTGTCTTTTTTCAATATCCTTTGCATACTTTTTATTAAAAGCATCTAGCTTACCATCCCTCCGTGCTACTGCTCTAGCTGAATTTCTTTCCCTTACTTTAGCATCTTCTTGACGTTTATCAGCTTCACGCTTGTCTGCCTGTGTACGGTACAACACACCATCATTACCACGCCTAGCACCTACTTTTGCAGGTGTAATGCCTAACGCACGTTCTAAGAAGTTAGCCTGTGATAGTCTGTCATCACCAGTAGGTGCTGCTTTACGTGTGCCTGTGCCTTTGCTAGTACGTTTTGCTTTACCTGTAATATTTTTTTGGCTTTGTTGTCTACGTTTTTCATCAGTTAAATTTGTATCAGTAGCTGTAGGAGTACTAGTAGGGCTATTGTAAGGGTCTATAGAAAAAGGAGTTCCTGTTTGACCAATTTTGCCTCGACCATAATTACCATACTGACTAGCTAAATTAGATGGACTAAGATTAAAAGCTGATGATGTTTGATCAACAGGACTTCTTCCATACATATCTCTTGGTTCTGCATTTCTAGCTTGACCTAAAGAAAGTTGACTGTCTGAAATTTGAGAAGGTACAAGACTTTTACCATCATTACTATATGTTCCTGTATTCATAGGATCAGGATTAATAGTTTCACGTGGGTCTTCAAATGCAGTAGAGTCTTCACTTGGATCACCACTTGCATTTGACTGTGCGACAGCTACAGGTACTTGTTGTGCTACTGCAGGTGGTATATTAGCTGTAGCCATTGCATCATAACCTGATCCTGCAGTATTCTTAGCTATATTCGCATTCTTTGCTTCATTAGCTAATACTTGTCTACTATTTTTTGGGGTTACAAACGTAACACCTCTAGGTTCCCTGCTTATACCTGTTTCCGTAACAGCAGCATCATTAGCTCTATTAGAATCCAATGCATATTGATTACCTACTTCGCCTGTAAAGGAACTACCAATATCACCAGACTCAACACGCCCTTTATAACGATCACCTAAACTACCTAGTTGATCCATTTGACCTTCCATGCTATCTAAAGCCTGTCCTGATTCATCTACTCTATCTTGTAAAGCATCAGTACCAAACTTTACACCACTTCTATAATCACCTGCTTGTACATTAGTTCTTGGCGCAGTTGCACTGCTAGTATCACTTTTATTTTTATTTGACCTAGCTAAAGGTGTACCCGGCATATTAAGAGAGCGTTCCCTTGCTGCATCTGCTCTAGCTTGCTCCGACCCTTCTACACTATCAACATATGTATTATATGCATCATTTCTAGCCAAAATATCCTGCACGAAGTATTTTTTATTACGTGCTTTCTCTTGTGCTTTCTCTTGTGCTGCAGCTAGTCTAGGGTCTACTTGCCCTATTCCATATCCTACAGGATCTTTTTCTGTAACAGGAGTGCTAGTCCTAGCAGGTGCAGGAGCCATTCCTTGATTTGCTTCAGTACTTAAATTATTAACTAATGGACTTGCTATTTGATCTGATACACGATTGCCTTTTGGATACTTCTTAATAGTATCTGAAACTGTAGGAAATTCGTCTGGACGTAATTGTGGCCGAGTTTGATCTGCGGTTGGTGTAACATTAACAGGTATAGTAGCAGGAGCAGTAAGTGCCTGTTCAACATCAATAGTTGTGCCATTTATTTCTGCTACTGTAGCATTTCGTGTAACCTTTGCAGCGTCCTCTTGACTAATACCAATAGCACCAGCAACATCACCTACAATACCACCAAGATAATCTGTAACTCTACTAAACAACCCTTGTTTTTTCTCAGGGTCTGTTTCACCACGGTACTCATCATAAATTGCTTGCGCTCTATCTTTAGCACTTCCCGGTTGCATTCCATCAATGCGGCCTTTCATACTAGCAATCTGATTGTTTTTATCATTACGCATTAGTGTGGATACAAGTAACCCAACAGGCCCACCAATCATAAAGCCAATAGCTGTAGCCGCTGCACTACCTACTTTACCACCAAAGCTATTTTGTTCTGCCATAGCATTAAAGTAATCATTGTCATCCATGCTACCGTAGTCAGGTGCTGGTTGATCTGGCTGTGGCTCTGGTCCTTCATTATCACCAGTAGGTCTATAGCTACGTCTGTTAACAGTCTGAATAGCTGCCTGTGTAGTTGTAGGTGCAGTGTTAGCAGGTGGTGTGTACAGCGTGTAGCCGTCTGGTACTGCAGTAGTAGCCTTACCATTTACAGATGTAATAATAATAGAGTTACCATTAGCGTCACGGTATTCCTGCATAGTTACTACAGGTGTCTTCATAAAGTCATCATACACAATAGGTGTCTGCGTACCAGTAGATGTACCACCGCCCATTGTAGGTACAGCCGCTGTCTGTAGTGTCTGCATCTGGGGTACAAACCCACCCTCTGCAAACTCCATAGGCTCACCCTGCCCACCTACAACAATAAGATCAGCCATTTCAAATGGTAAGTCATCAGGCATACTAGCCTCTTCACTATTGCCCATCTGTCCCATAGACTCCATCTTTCGTAAGCCTATCTTAGCTTCTTGTCGCAAGGCCATCATCTTGTCTAGGCCATGATAGCGTACTACATCTGCAGGAAAAATAAACTCACCTTCACTTACATTAGCTGGTATGTCATCACGTACACCTTCCTTAGTGCCGCCAATGGGTACACGATTGCCTGATGCTTCATCAATCTCGCCACCTTCATCTTTTAATCCACCTAGTGCAAATGCTTGCATTTGTTTATCCATTAGACCCATTTTGTAGTACCTCTTCCCTAAGTAAAAGTAATCTGCGTAATGTATGTATTGCGCCTTGCGCTCTATAGACTATAACACTTTCGTCTGTTTGTTCCATAGACCGTTGTTGTTGTTTAATTAAATCCTCAACATAGTTATTGAATTGGTCCCATTCCTGCTGGTTGACCACCAGCGGCTTGAGGTTGTTGAGTAGGTTGTTGTGCATTTCCTGTAAATCCTTGTTCTCCCGGCGCAGGTACTCCACCTGTACCTATCGTCGCTCCACCTACGCCAGATGCGTCTACTGGTGGCTGTCCACCCTGCGGTGGCTGGGGCTGTTCCTGTTGAAAGCCCTTCATCATTTCTGCTTGCAGTGCAGCTTCATTCATATTGTTTGTTACTTTGTCTGGGTCAAGATCAAGAGACTTTGCAATCTCACGAATAATATAATCAAACTTAGTAAAGGGTGCCAGTGATGGTGCGGCTGCAATCTGCATAAACTGTGTAAGGCGTTGACTGCGTACCTCATTAGCCATAAGACTTTCAGTACCACGTGCCTTAACTTCCAAGTCACCCTTAATGTCAGGGTCAAAGTCAAACTGCATATTAAACCTAAACAAACCCTCACCCAATGGACGTAGTAGATAGTCATCAATGTTTTTAACTACAGACTTAATACTTCCCTGTGCTGCACCCATAAGCATACTAATGCCTGATGCAGTTCTACCTACACCTGATACACCTGTTTGACCATGTGCAAAGCTAGGAAAACCTGTGCTTTCATCTGCAAGTACACGTGCCTTATCAAACAGTTGCAAGTTCTCACCTGATACATTAGGAAACTTAGTACCAAAGATAGCCTGTCCCGGTGCGCCACCTTGACGCCTAAAGACCTTGCCGGGATACAATGACAAGTCTTGACCGGGAACTAGGTTTGTTTCATCAATCTCTATAAGTAAATTACCCGACAGTACAGCATTATCTACAGCCATACGCATAAAACCATTCATCAATGTTTGAGTATCGTCCATGTTTTCGGCAATACCAACACCAAAGAAACTATAGGGATTGAGTTCATACGGGGCAGCATGATACGGTATACATGCAGGTTTAAATGGATTAATTACCATACGTAGTAACTTACCATTACATACCCACACATTAGCTTGTAGTTCATCTACTTCACTAAGCTCTGAGGGAATGTCTACTCCCTGTTCTTCTAGGAAATCTACATCTACCATACCCCAGTACTCTAGTACCTCATAGCGTTCTACACCATGATCAGGTGCATAGTCAGATAGATCGTCTTCCCAAAATTCTTTATTATAATTCTCGCCAAGTTGTATTGCTTCATCAATTACATTGTCTCTAAAGAAAGGACGTTTCTTGAGTTGACGTAACTGTGATCGTGACATCTTGTGACGTTCAATTACATACTGTGCTTCATCCATATTGTTTGCATCTGGATCAGGATAAAAATTCCACACAGATACATGAGATACCTGCGGTACTGTTTTAATAGTAGGGTTATACTCACCGTCATCATTCCAATGTGGATACTCTTTGTCAACAGCAAACGGACCCTTCATAACACCAGTGCCAAACAATGCCATTTCAAATGCAGTATTACGTAAGTGTTTACTTGCGTTAGATTCTTCTAACTGATCCTGTATTTTCTTCTGCATTTTCTTTGCAGCAATCATAGCAGGACTAAACGTAACGGCAGTAGGTGTCATACCTGTGCCATTTTTTAAACCGTCAATGCCTTTTAGTTTATCTGTAAGTGAACCTAGCATTTCGCCCAGTGTCTTACTTGTAGCACCTTTAGCTAGTTCTTTACCGTCACCCTTATATCCATACGGAGTTACAGGATCATTTTCTTCTGACTCTTTAATCTGTTCAGGTTCTTTAGGATCAAAGTGTACATCTGCTACTACACCCTCTGGTAATTCAGTAGGGTCTACTGTCAAGGGAAACTTATTGTTAGCAAACATAATAGACTCAAGCTGTTGATATGCAGCTAATGTTTTTGTTTTAGTAACCTTAATAAAAACTCTTGACTTTTCAGCTTCTGTAAACTGTACGTCAGGACCATAGATACCACGGTAGTTTCTGTATGCAGCTAACCAACGTTGTTCGTCTTGATTACGGTAGTCCTCTGCACGTTTAAAACGTCCCTCAATGTAAGGAATAATATTATTGGTTTGATAATCGTCTATAGAAGACTGCTCACTATCTTCTAGTACTATTGATTCGTCTTCAATGAATGTATTATCTTCGTCCATTTATATTTCCTTAATATCCAAAAGTTGAGTCTGCCATAGGCATACTATTCTGAGGTACACCCCTACTGTCGTAGTCAAATATACTAAAGCGTGGTCGAGACATTATACCATAACGTAATGCATCATACAAGTGATCTTCTGCATGTGTATCAACATCTTCTGGATTCTTTTTATCCAATGGTATTGCAGGTAATTGCGAGATAGTTTCAGTACAAGTATTAAAGAATACCATACGTGATTCTTCTGTAAACTCATCTACCTGTAAACGCCTGTGTATTTCGTTCTTACCAGCTACACGTGAGCCTTTGCTCCTATCTGATGGACGCCAGCGACAGCCCCTCATAATCATTTGTTCTGCTAGGCTAGGGCCAGTGTCACCACGTTTGTGCCACAGTGATGAGTCAAGTACTCCGTAACGCATGTTACCATCACCAGCCTCTGCCTCAAGTACCATGTCAGCTAGGTCTACTGCAAGTACCTTAGATACATACAGTTCTCTGTACACTACCAACTGCTCACTAGGACTAACCGCAAACCAAAGGACTCCTGTGTAACTTCCGTAACCGTAATCGCAAGCTCTAAACTTAACCCAGTTATTAGGAATTTCAAAAGGCTCAATGACATGATCGTGTCTATTAAACTCAGTGAAGGCAGCACCTTCTTTAATGTCCCAATCACCGTCTAGTAATTGCCTACGTTGTTGCTCTGGTAGTGACAAAAGCATTGCTTCATAGTCACCATGTTGCGACAGGTACGGATTATCTTTTAGTCTTGCAGGAATAAACCTACGTTTAAACAATGGCCTACCTGCTTTAGCATGTCCTGCAGGATACTTTAACGGCTCACCTGTTTCAATATCTGTAGCAATAAATGACTTACCTGCAGGTGCAGGATCAATAAACATTTTTTTAACCCAGTGATGTCCTCTGCCACCGGGGTTTGTAGTGGCTCTCATACAAAGAGGTAACTCAGAGTCTGCTGATCTCAAACGTGATCTCATATAATTCCAAGCAAAAGGTGTAGCCCATTGGGTAAGTTCGTCGAAACCAATCCAACTAAATGCCAATCCTTGATACTTAGTAACATCCTGATC